ATGGCAGAATTATTACTATGAATATGAAGATAAAGCAATAACCCTGGAGTTCGTATGATCCACATAATCTACATAACGGCAACCATCGTCCTCAGTGTATTGTCCTTTCATCTCGGCAGACACTGGAAGAAAACTTTCACTATCCCCTGGCTGAACTCCTATTCCTCTGCTTCCAACGAACCCGTATACGACTTCAAACCTGAAGAAGCTCCTGTAACCCAGTCAGACGTTGAAAAGGTCGTAGAAGCCCTGAACAGAGAGAATAAACATAAGACCCAACAAAGGCCTCAATCGTGGCTGGGGATGAATGAATGAACAGACTTTATAAGACTCCCGGCATACCGTCAAAGACCATGAATAAATTCCAAATGAAGATTTTTGCTGTAAAGTTTGTAAGTAACGGCTTTGATCCCGAAGCGGCATACGAGGAGGCCTTCCCCGGTAAGGCTGATAAGAAGACTATTGTATACAAAGTTAAAAACCTCATGCAAAACAAGAAGTTTCTTGCAATATTAGATATAGCTAAAGAAGAGCTCATGGTAGAAACCGATAATACAGCCGGAAAAATAATCAAGGAACACTGGTATCAGTACAATAAATACAAAGACGACCCTAATAAATGGCAGGCTGCTTACAAGCATCTTTCCAGACTGGGGGATTTTGTTCCTAAGATGAAACCGAAACTGCCTTTTGGATTTGGTGTACAGAAAAGCACGGTAATTGTTCTTCCCATGCAGTCAGAGGTAGGTTCGGAAGTCAGACAGGTAAGTTTTGAAGATATCCCTAAAGACCTTCTGCCGGATGCGCCCGAGGAAGAACAGAAACAGGAAGACCTGCAAGAAGAACCCATTGAGCAGGAAGCAAAACAGGAAACAATACCGGAATGATTGATACTTCTTATTCTTCAATTGCGGAACTGGAAAAGAACCTGAAGCAAACCTCCACTTCTCCAATCAGTATTTGGAAGCCAAATTTCAACCAGGTAAATCTTCTCGAGCGTCCCGAGCGTGAAGTTCTGGGCGGAGGAAACCGCGGAGGCGGTAAAACAGAAGGCGTCCTGGCAGCCCTTGCCCGATATCACGAACATCCGAAATACACAGCACTTGTTATACGTAAAAAGGCAGATGACCTTAAATCGTGGGCTAAACGTGCCAAAGAATTCTTCGCACCTATAGGAGGCAAAGTAGTAGATCGCCCTCCACAAGTCCATTTCCCCGCAGGAGGCAGAATCTACACAGGACACCTTAACGATCCTGACGCATATACCAAGTACGTTGGCCAGGAATACTGGATAATTAACATAGAAGAACTCACTCAAATCCATTCGGAACACACCTACGAACAACTTCTCGGATCATGCCGCTGTCCAATCAAAGAAATCAATGCACAGATGATATGTACCACAAACCCGGGAGGAGCAGGACATGTATGGGTCAAGAACCGCTTCGTAGACAAATGCAGAGAGGAATACGAAGACCCGGAAACAGGAGAAATAAGGGTCCGCTACAAAACTTACATAGATCCAGAAACAGGTTCTTCCCGCATCTTTGTTCCTATGCCGTTGCATAAAAACGAATACATTTATGAAAACGATAAACAGTATGTTAACTATCTCAAAGGCATCAGTGATCCCAATCTCAAGAAAGCATGGCTTTACGGCGACTGGGAAGTCTTCATGGGACAATTCTTTTCCATGTGGAACCCGGATATCCACGTAGTCAAACGAAAGAACGAAATCCCGAAAACATGGAAACTCTACCGCGGTATAGATTACGCCCACAGAAACCCAACTTCCTGTCTCTGGGGCGGAGTAGACAGGGACGGCAACATAACCATATACCGGGAATTCCTTGAATCAAACCTCAGTTCAGGAGAAGCCGCAACAAAAATCCGCATCATGTCACGGGATGAAACGTATGTAAAAACAGTAGCAGATCCTTCCATGTTTCCGTCACAGGGTGATGGCGTAGGAAAGCGTCTCGAAAAGAGAACACGCCGCGGCGACTGCGACTACTTTGCGGATGAAGGGGTCTACCTCGTCAAAGCCAACAATGACCGCCCGAACGGATGGCATAACATTAAACACCTTCTCTCGACCCGTAAGCTCTTCATATCGGATAGCTGCTACAACCTTATTGAACATATCCCCTATGCCACTTATCATAAAACCAAAACAGACGACATAGAGCAGCCTGTAGTAAAATCCGGTCAAGAAACCTTCTACCACTGGGACGATCTTGATTCCCTCCGCTATCTCTGTATGCATATTATGGGATATGCCCCCAGTCCAAAGAAAGAATCCGAATACCCGGCAATCTCCGTTAAGCCGTTTTTCGATTCATTATTCAAGCCGGCCAAAGGTAAAATACCATCCTGGTTGAACATGAACTAATGTTGCGCATGGCCTGATTGTATCATTTAACTACACTTCCTATTGTCTCATTTAGCTACACTGTATCAATTTAATATACTTTTCTCTTGACAACATGAATTTCCTTCCGTATTTTATATCCGGTAACCACATAACCGGGTAACATAGCTATGTTAAGAGTTCCGGCAACAGAAGATGAGCTTTTGCCGTTCATAGAAGGCAGGTTCAAAGAATCCTTTCAGTTCATGGAACCAATGCGTTCCGAATGGCGGCAGGGAGAAGCTCTTTACAATGGTTCACATCTCGGATTCATCCTCAACAATAACAAATTCGGTACACAACTTCAACTTAATGTAGTCCTCGGCATTATATCAAGAGAACTTCCGATAGTAATGAACAATATTCCCACGATTTCTGCTCTTCCACGAGACATAGACGATGTGCTTGCGGTATCTTTAGTAGATAAAACGATGAAGAGTATGCAAGTTTCAGGTGAATTGCGTTCAACTCTGGAACAGGTCGCACTCGACTATAAGATGTATGGTAACGGCATCTGGTCACACATGCCGCTGATACAGGACAACAAACTTAAAGGCAGGCGTTACAAAGCGGTAAATCCTTTTGGCTGGTTTCCTTCTCCGGATGCTCTTGACCTCGATACAAGAGAAGATTCAACATACCAGATATTTGGCCGTGTCATGAGTATATCGGACATAAGGGCTAACAAAAAGTGGAAGAACAGAAGCAAGGTACAGGCTGAAAGCAGTCTCGAACGGTTTCTCAGTTTCCAGTCACGTCACGGCGGCCACACAGGCTCCGGTTCTCATGGAGCGAATTCATCAGGCAAGGGAAAGTCGAAACTATCTGGAACTCATGCACTTGTAAAACAGATACTTTTCGAAGATAAAGACAAATCAACATACCCCACAGACCGAATAATCACTTTCACTGCTACGGCTATACTTGAAGACCGTGCCATACTCGGCGATTTCAAACCAAAGGCAGATGACGACTTCAACAACTTTATGCCGTTCAAGATGATCAAGAACCACGGTTCACAACACGGACTATTCGGACGTGGGGAACCTGAAATACTTAAAACAGTTTCAGTAACTCTCAATGAATCTCTCAGTGCTACTGCAGATAACATACGTACAATGGGTAATCCGTCACGTTTAATTGATCCGGCAGCATGGAACGAAATGGAAACAGAACCTCTTGGCATTCCTAATGAGAATCACAAGATAGCACCAGGTCTCATGAAGATTATGGAAGGGGCCGGTATCCCCTCATCCACATTTGCATTTATAGAGCTTTTATTCTTTGTAGCTGAAGAAATGACAGGAGCAAAGCGGGTTGTAGGCGGGGACAAACCTCCCGGAGTGGAATCAGGACGAGCCATCATTGCTCTTCAGCAATCGGCGACTTCACTTATAGAATCTCAAACACGCAGGGAATTTCGCAGACCCATGAGGGATTTCACTGAATTTGAACTCTGGACGATAAAAAACTTTGTGAAGGAAACGACCATAAGAGACGAGGGCATTAACCAGATACTCGAAGAACTTGATGAAGTTCCTGATGGTGTACAAGTATCTCAGGCAGGCGGTTTTGTATTCACTAAGATAAACTTTGAAGATATGCTCAAGAATACCCAGTTCGACATAGAGATCAATGAAGGCGTATCCATTCCCAAGGGCTCGGTAGAATGGGAGAACATGCTCAGTAATTTTGTAGCAGACGGCACTATAGATCAAGCGGAACGCATCCGTCAAACAGGCGTCCTCACAGACAAATCCCGTCTCATAGCAGCATGGAAATCACGGCAGGCCGGACAGGCAGCAATAGAGCGTGAAGAAGAAGCACGGAAACAAATGCCTCAGTTCCGCAAACTCATATCGGAAGCTAACAAACTCTTCGAAGACGGTACGCAGCCTATGGAGTTCGCAAATACAGCTACTGCAATGAACCTCAGCGTTATGATCGAGACCTTCAGACAATACCTCGATTCTCCTGAATGGCTCACCTTAAATACAGGCTATCAGCGAGTTCTCTTAGAAGTCTTCTTAGAATCCCCACAGGAAGATGCAGAGATACAGCAGCAAGGGCAAACCCAGCCTCCTGCTCCAGCCAATGGGAACGGAACAACAGAAACAGGACAGGTAACAGACTTCTTAACTCAATTCAACACGAATCAATAAGGAAATTATCATGGCAGAAAAAGCAATACAAGAACCCAAACAGGAAACTAAGACAGCAAAAATGACAGATGTAGCTGCTGCTTTACATGGCAACAAAACAGCAGAAACCTCGGACACTCCGGCAGTCAAAGAACAAGAGCCGGCTCCATCTATGTCAAAGCAGATAGTTGACAGCATGTTTGGTTCAGACGACAATTTTATACCTACTACCCATAAAGCCTCCGAGGTTAGGCGACTGGAAGAAGCAGGTAAACCTCAAACTGGAGACTCCAAGCTTGAATCATCTTCGGAAGAAGACAATGTTCAGACCAAAGACAAGGACACTGGATCAACTAAAGAAACCACTCAGCAGACCACGGATGCAACTCAGGGAACTGAGTCAATGCAGAAGTCCGAAGACACTGAGACCAAAACAGAAGACGGTAAGACAACGGAGAAACAGGAAACTGAAACTGCCAAGACTTACCGCATAAAGGGCAAGGATTTTACTGAAGACCAGATCATGGAAGCTCATTCCTCTATCCTTCGTGAAGATGCATATACCACGAAGATACAGGAGGCTAATAAGCTCCTCAATGATAATCAGACACGTCTCAATGAGGCATCGGTTATCATTGACAAGGACTCGGTCTCTCAACCTTTTATAACCATGCTTACTTCCAACACTGAAGCCCTCACTGAAATGAAGCAACTTCTCAGTGAGAAATTCGGCGACAAAGGAGTAAAGGCATTCGAGGACATGGCACAGTTTAACTCCCAGACTTTCAGGCATCCTCTAAAAGACGAACTGGATAAAGAGAGAGCTGAAAATGTTCAGAACAAAGCAGACAGTGAACTGGATAAATCTTTAAGTGATTTCACTGCAGCTAATAACCTTACTCTCGGAAGCAAGCAGCAACTCGATGACTACATGGTAAAGGTATTCGTAGACAGTGGCGAAAAAACTGTTTTAACTCCTCAGCAGGCATTTAACATGCTTAAAGGAGAAGATATAAAACTTACCACTACCAACGGAAAACCATCTACCAACATTGAAGTCATTGAGTCCGGCAAGTCCGCATCTGAAATCACTAAAACCACTGGTACTAACGCTGATTCGCCGGAACTTATAACTAACAAAGGTTCAACGCCCGCAGCATCTTCTTCAGCCAAATACAAGAAGAGCGTACAGGGCGATAAGGACTTTATAACTGATAATAAAATAGATATGTCAATGCTCGGAATCCGATAACGACAATCTATCTAAAACAAGGAAACCAATATGGCTGTTCTCGTACCGGACACCACTGTTGATGTGTTTTTTAACGCCAAGAAGATACCGGAGGTAATAGACAGTTTTTTCATAAACAAGCCTTTTCACCGTATCATCTGGAATAGAAAACAACTTAACTTTTCGTCCAAGCAACTCGAAACATTCCGTATAGACAATGCTTCGTCTCCAGGAGGCTGGATAGCAGAAGACGGCACAATAGCTCAGGTCTTCACCGATCCTATTAACAAAACTTCCTACGATCCAAAACTCTATATGGATATCTTCACCAATACAGGTGTAGAACAAATCTTCAACCAGAACAACCCTGATGCAGTTCTCAATTCCCTGAATGAAAAATTCAAGGTATTCATGAAGCAGATAGAAGACCGCTTCAACGACCAACTCTGGTCACGAACCGCAGCAGGTCAAACTTCTGCGGAATTCAAATGGAATAATGTTGAGAACTTCATGTCAAAGACTACTGTAGTCGGCGCGATCACTCCGACATCCACAAACCGCTGGAAAGCCAATGTACTCGATGCTCTGACAGACTTCGGAAGTTCTGGCGATCCTGCAGATCCCAATGACCTTGCTGATCCGACCAAAGACGTCTACATTCCCGATATGCTTGATAAACTCATAGCACAGAATGACTTCAAAAACGATATGGGGAAAACAGATATCCTGGTCACAACGGCTTTCATATTCAATTTAACCGCCCAGATTATTGAACATCAGAAACTCGGTACAGAGCTCGGACGTTCACGCATGGGTAAACTCCTGGCAGAAATGGGAGCAAGGTTCATTGAATATAAAGGCATCCCAATGATCGTAGATGAAGGCATTACGGCAAACCAGACCACTGATAATGACGGCAGAATCTACGGCTTCACTCTGGGCATTCCAAATGCCAATCAAGAAATAACAGTTGCCGGCGTCCAGCTGGACGTTGACGATAACGAAGGAGCGGGTCTTTATTATACTTTCAACGCAGGAGCAGTAATGAGAATGCTGAGACCAATAGAACCCGGCAATCAATGGACTGTATCCCTTCGTAATGTAACCGTTGGCAACATCGTCAGCCCAGACCGTAATTCAATGGGCATGATAACCAACATAAGATCGCCTCAGAACTATTCTGACGGCACAGTTTAAAGGAGAATAACATGGCTGTAACAGCACAAACGAATCAAGGTGGCTGGTCAGATACTGTTGTAGGCTCTACAATTGTGACCTCAGCTGCTCTGGGCACACTCAGGGCTCAATTGTATCAGAATATACATTATGTTAATGGAACAGGCAGCCCTGATGCAGACGTAACAGCTCCCATTGGAACAAGCTACGTAGATGATGCTACCGGAATTGAATATGTAAATACAGATGCCGCAACAGCATGGGAAGCTATACAAACCGCTCCTGCTCTTGCAAGCATACCGGCTTCGACCGGGATAATAATGCAGGTTGGAGCAAAGCAGTACATATCAGCTTTTGCGGCCTCTACAACGGTCGGAAAGATTTCCCAGCTCACTCACACAGAAACAGTAGGTCGGGAAGTAACAGCAGCAACTTCTGCTGATTCCGCAATAGAAGTAGGCGCAGGCGTGGCAGCGGCCACAAATGCATCTGCAGCAATAGGCTGGTTTCAAACCGGCGGACTCGCTGAAGCTTTTGTTGACGGCGTAACTACTGATGTAGCTGTGGGCGACTTCCTAAAACTGGTAGGTCTCGACTTATTGTTTGACTCAACGGTCAAGACGGATCAATCAGTGGCAGTTGCCGTTGACGCCAATACAGGCGCAGCAGCTCTAAATACAGTAATGATGATCAATGAATCAGCAAAGGTCACTTCGCCTCTTGACATAGCTCCCACAGTGGCAGGCGCAGAACTCCAGGTTGCAGGCAAGCAATACTTTGCAGCTCACATCGGTTCAGCTCCTACTGTTGGCAAAGTTCATGTATTTGACTACACCGAAACAACCGCTCAGGAGGTAACAGCAATTACTCCTGCGACTGAAACCACTGCAAGGCGTTCCGGTATAGCAGTTGTAACTGGTACGGGACTCCAATGGTTTCAGGTCGGCGGACTTGCAGAAGCGTTCGTTGAAGGTACTACTGACGTTGCAGCAGGTGATTTCCTTGAAGTCCTTAATACAGAACAGGACTGGAAGAAAGACGCCACAGCAATAGACGTAACTTCAGGAGCAGTAGCAATAGATGCACAGGCAGCAGACTCGGCAGTTCTATCGACAGTATTCTTGATCAACAAGATACATACGGTAGCTGCTTCTTAATATAAATTATGGTGCACTGCGGGGTTTGTTCGTGTTGAACTTCCCTGCTTTGCATCATTATTAACATTAACCATAGCCTAAACACGAGGATACAAAAATGGCAATATGGAATGGAAAACAATTAGCTTCAATGGTGGGATCGTGGCTCAAGGGGGAAATAATCAAGCAGAAGAAGTTCGAATACAGTTTTGCAGACGATACAGGAGCAATCGGAGATATAACATTCGGTCAGCTTATTCCCCAGAATTCGGTCATAACCCGCATCGAAACTAATGAAACTACAGCTTTGACTTCCGGTGGATCAGCAACGATAACTATCAAAGCAGGATCCACCTCTTTAACTGATGCTATAGCATTCGACTCAGGATTCACAGGTTACGACAACCAAGCTCTCACAGGTGCAGCAACCGGAATCGTAATTACTACTAATTCAGCCTTAACATGGACGATAGCAACAGCGGCTCTTACTGCAGGCGTAGTAGAAGTCATCGTAGAATACAAACTACTCAGAAGAACATAATAATAGGAGTTCAACATGGCAATCAGACCATCGGAAACATGCCCGAAACACGAAGGCAGATCACTCAGCAAAAACGGCTGGTGTAATAAATGCAGGAAATACTATACGGAAGAAGTTATTGATACAGCTCTTGATGAAGCAATAGTGGCGGCACAAGAACCTGTGGAGAAACCCAAGGATTCGGTTCTGAGTTATTCTGAAACAATAAAGGTCATAGCTACTTTCCCGAAAGATTACAGGAATAAGAATCTTTGTCCTGAATGCAACCCTGTGGTAAACAGAATAACATTCCTGGATAAAGTTAAAATAGCAACCGATCAGGACCTTGATAACATGACAGTGGAGCAAATGGTTGTATATATGAAAAAGCAATTTGATATTCCACCTGAGACTGATGATAAAGGAAAAGCTGTACGTCCTCTGTGTAAAAGAAAGATCATTAATGTACAGTCAGATCTTGGAATACACAGGGCTTCATAATGCCTGTAGTAAAATGCACGTCTGAAGGCAAATCAGGCTTCAAGTGGGGCATCGGAGGCAAATGCTTTACCGGATCAGGAGCACGCAACAAAGCCCGGAGACAGGGTATAGCAATAGAACTTTCAAAGCGCCGGGAAGGAAAGAAATCAGAATTTGATAAGTAGGGATCATGGCTAAGAGAACATTAACACAAATGCTGGCAATTCTTTCCCGCAATCTTGAAGATGATGCAAATAATCTATTTACTGCAGCGGAAAAGACAGATTTTCTCAACGAAGCCCAGCAGGAAACAATAATAGAAGTTCCGATGACTTCTCTGCCTGAGCTCTTCACGGAAACCACGGCACAGGTCATAGATTCTTCTAACCGGTTTGACTTAACCAATCTCTCTGAAACAGTTTCTACACAGACACTTGACCTTCTGAGGTTCCCTGACGGCGTAATTTCTATGCGCATAACAGACGGAGCTTTTGTCCATCTCATAACCCAGATTGAACTGGAACGTCTCGCTTACATGAATGGCCTTCGTACCAATTTCAACCGTCTTTTCAGTGTTAATGACCCACGGTTCACGTTTGAAGGTAACGAAATAGAAATCCTCATGACACAGGATGCTTCAGCAGAGACCCTGGACTTTAAGTGGTACAGGAAGCCCGTAGAAATGGTTATAAGCCCGAATGTAGACTCCGAACTCCAAGACTATATCCAGCTGGCTACAATTGATCTGGCGACTTCCAGAGGCTTTACAACCGAAGATCAGGAACGCCGTGATATCCGCTACTTACGAAAATGGGAACGCAGGATAGATATAATCAATGGACGTTTTCCAAAGACTCAGTCACTTATCTTCCAGAAACGAGCACGGCAGGGAACCCGCGGAGTCGGGACTCAAGATGGAGTAACCTTTGTGTAACAGGAGCAGAACATGCCTTTCATAGGAAGAGACGGTCTCCCGGTATGGCGGGTAACATTGACACTGGCAAGGGAAACACGCCCATCCGAAGATCTTATCTGGGAACGTCCTAACAATGGCAATGATGTAAATCTGACATTAACCGGTACACTGGGCGCCGCATGGGAACGGGTTGGTAACGATATAAATCTTCTTTCTACTCCGACTTCAGAAGCCAACTGGGGCGTAATTGGGACAGACATAAATCTAGGGACACCATAATGGCTCAAAATGTAAATCCATCAGCAAGCGGTGCAGATAGTTTTGGTAAATCAGGAACTGAATGGTTTGAGATATTCTGTAATAAGTATACGGCAACATCTCTTGCCATAACTGCAAATGTTTTCACAGCAACTGCTAATTCCATGACATCCGGCGACGTTCTGAATCTCTCAACTTCCAATGCAGGATTCACGGGGCAGATTATAGATGCTGTAATTTCCAATTCAGGAGCAAGTGGCACAGGACTCAAGATCACTAACGAAGGCACTGGAAACGGAATCCTGATAGACCAAAATGGTAATGGAATAGCTTTGAACATAGACAGCGAATCTACTACTGCAACTCAGGTTCTGGCAATAAGTTCTGTTTCCACTACGGGAGATATTATAGCAGCCACAGGCACGGCTTTAACTACCGGGAATGTAGCTCAGTTCGTATCGTCCGGGGCACTTCACACCGGTTCTAACATATTCATATCAACATCTAATGCCGGAGCTTCAGGCAAGGCGCTGGAAATACAAAATGTAGGAACAGGTGATGGAATATTCATCAATCAGGATGGTAACGGCAAAGCATTAAACATTGATTCTGAATCCACCACAGTCCCACCGCTTGATATAAATGCTGATGCTTTGACTACGGCTGGATGTAATATTCAAACGACAAGTGCAGGATTCACAAATTTAACAGGTTTACTTAATGTTGTAGCAACAGCAGGTTCCGGAACAACCTTGCGTGCTCGTGCGGAAGGCTCCGGCATAGCTTTAGACGTTGATCAGCAAGGAACAGGGATTGGTCTCCAAATACAGAACCCAGGAACAGCTAACGCTCTATTTATCAACCAAGACGGGAACGGCATCGCACTGAACATTGATTCAGAATCCACAACCGCAAATACAATATCAGTATCATCTACTAATACTACAGGTATCGGATTTGCTCTTACTGCAACTGCTTTAACAGGGGGCAATGCATTCAGAATAGAAGGTACTGGAGGTACTCACACAGCAGCATTGGGATTTTTCTTTTCCAACAATGCAAGCCATTCGGGAAATACTCTTCAGGTTCAGAATTTAGGTACTGGTTCTGCCGTTTTAATAGATCAAGACTCCAACTCTATAGCACTGAACATTGATAGCGAATCCACTACGGCTGCACAAGTTGTTGCCATTAGTTCAGTATCTACCACCGGAGATGTAATAGCAGCTACTGGTACAGCTTTAACCACTGGAAACATGGCTCAGTTTGTATCATCCGGTGCATTGCATACAGGAGCAAATGTATTTGTTCAAACATCCAATGCAGGGGCTTCCGGGAATGCAATAGAAGTTGAAAACGCTGGAACGGGAAACGGAATCTTCATTAACCAAGACGGTAACGCAATTGCTTTGAATATAGACTCGGAGGCGACAACGGTTAGTTCTATATCAGTTACTAATGCCGGAACAGCAACAGCAGGAGGGATTCTTAGAGCAACTAATTCAACTATTACTACAGGTTCTCTTATTTCGTTAGATAATGCTAATGCTCTTACTACTGGTGCCTTTTTAGATATGAGTACTACAAATGCCACTTCAGGAACAGCTGGTTTATTAAGGGTATCTTCTTCTTCAACAAGTTCTACAAATACCTTAGCTGTTTTTTCTCATTTTGGTACAGGTGCTGGTATTGGTGTACGAATTATATCGAATGGTACTGGCGATGCATTGTTTTTAGATAAAAATGGAAATGGTATAGCCTTAAACATAGATTCTGAATCAACTACTGCAAATACAATTTCGGTTTCATCAACAAATACTACAGGTATAGGGTTTGAGCTGACAGCTACAGCTCTAACAGGCGGGAATGCTTTCAAAGTATCTGGCACAGGCGGATCGCATACAGCCGCTCTTGCATTTATTCATTCTAATAACGCAAGTCATACAGGAAATGTTCTTCAAGTACAAAATTCTAATAGCACAGGTGCCGCTATTTTTATAGACCAAGATTCTAATGCAATCGCTTTGAACATAGATTCTGAATCTACATCAGCGAAAGTCTTATCCATAACGGCTGTAACCACAACGGGTCAGGTTCTGGATATTGTTGGTAACAGCATGACTACTGGCAACATGGTTCAGTTTACTTGTTCCACAGCTCAAAGCGGAGGATCGTTATTAGTTGTAAGCGGAACAGGTGCGAGAACGAGTGCAGCTGCAGCATTCAGGGTTCTTCAATCTAATGCTTCGGCTACTTCTGATGCCTCTTCAATCCTTAATGCAGGGACAGGAGATGGCTTCTTTATTGATCAGGATGGTGATGGCATCGCTCTTAACATAGATACTGAATCTACTGGGAAGCCAGCTATGCAGATAATTGGAGAACAGATTTCTATAGCAGGGTCAATATTATTAGCATTCAATTCTTTGACTACTGGGCATGGAATTAACCAAGCATTAAATTCTCTTACTTCAGGTCTTGGCATTACTCAAGCGTCCTCATCTACCGCATTTACAGGATTCGGTTTATATCATGGCACTTTGACCGGGAACAATGCTGCTGTAACCGGAGCAGTATATCATGCTAACGTTTCAGGAGCATTATCTACAGCTATTGGGATGAGAATAGTTAACTCAGGGACTGGGGAAGGACTCACTATAACAGCATCAGCCGTGGCTAATCCTTTTATAGATTCCAGAGGAGCTGGTGTGTTTACTGGTACAGGTGCATCTTCTGCTCATTATTTTGCCTTGACTAACGGAAGTTCTACTGGTACGTTGTTATTCTTGGATCATGACGGTAGTGGCATAGGGCTTCAGATAGATAATTTGGGTGCTGGTAACGGACTTTTTATTAATCAGGATGGTAATGGTGTCGCTTTAAATATAGACTCTGAATCCACAACAGCAGATGTCATCAACATAGATACTGTAATAACAACAGGTAAGGGCATAGACATTACTGCTAATTCCCTTACAACAGGGAATGCTTTATCAGTATTTTCCAATGCAAATAGAAATGCAGCTGTAGCATTGGCTAACTTCCAGGATTTTGGTGCTTCTAATGCAGGAAATGTACTGGCTATCGTACAATTTGGAGCATCGTCCACGGGCAGAGCGGTAAGTGTACAGAATGAAGGTACCGGGCCAAGTTTCTTTATAGATCAGAATGGCAATGGAATCGGTCTTAATGTTGACAGCATTGCAACGACAGTCCCACTGATTCAAAGTATTGGGAGCGGGGTACATACAGGCACAGGAACTACTGCTGCGCACCATTTTTCTTTGACTAGCTCAAGTTCAACTGGTAATCTATTGTTTTTGAATCATGATGGAAACGGCATTTCACTGAATATAGACTCAGAAGCTACAACTGCAAATACAGTATCTATTTCATCTGCAAATACAACTGGTTTTGGGATTGCATTAACAACAACTGCTCTCACCAGTGGGAATGCTTTAAGCGTAATAGGAACAGGGGGTACTCATACGGCTGCTCTTGTAAACTTCTTCTCTAACAATGCAAGTCATTCTGGTCCGGTTTTAATAGTAAATCAAACTGGTACTGGCAATATATTTGAATGTCAGGATTCGGGAACTCCTGTATTTGTGGTTGAAGATGGCGGTGAAGTTCAAATAGACAATGGCGTTCTTCGTCTGGGGGAAACAGGAACACCGTCTGCTGACACTAACTTTGGCAAGATGTACACTAAGACTGACAACAAATTATTCTTTCAGGATGGGGCAGGCGTAGAACACGAAGTAGCATTTGTATAACAATTAACCAAGGAGCTATAATGGCTGATACACCTTACATAGTAAATACGGCAAAGGGGCAGAAAGTAATCTTAGCCTCAAGCAAGAAGGCGGCAATAGCAAAATTAACAGCATCTGACGACTTCACAGGGATCGAGGAAATGAACACGGAAGCCCAGCAATTATGTCCTGACCAATGCACACTACAAGTCTGGTCAACGGCATTTAATTACTGTCCCAATTGCGGGGTAAAGTTTACGAAATGAAGCTGAATAAGTACACAGTTCTGCACACGATTTATGCCGTAATCCTGATCATTGTGGCTGCTCTAATGCTTCCATTGTTTCCAAAGTCCTCAGCATGGATCATAGTCCTTCTGGGTTCTATTTTCTATTTCTGGGGCGAAGGCATAACAGATTGGTGGACATGGGTGGCAGATGTTTCAATCGTCTTCGGAATCATTCCACAGGACAGATATCATAACTGGCGGATCGTAGAACAGGCAGGACAGGAGTTCGGCAAATACGGGCTGTTCATTTACTTTGGAGCAACTCGTTGGGAATACTTAACTTTTCAACTTTTAGCAATGGTAGGGTATCCACTCTACCTTTATCTGGTCAAGAGACCAAAAACACCATAGGAGAATCGCATGAGCACGAATAACAAAAAACAAGAACCGCAATCACAACAGTCTCAGCAACCGCAAGTAACCTTGGAAGATGCACTGAAAACCTTGGTCATAGCTACGAAGCAGCAACAGAACGCTGAAACTAACCTTCAGTCTGCTGAGCTCGAATTCAAGAAATGCAAAGCAAACCTGTACAATGTAGCAAACCAGGTAGAAGTAGCCATGGTTCAGGGCGAGACGAGTCAGATGAAAAACAAGATCGAAGAACTAGAAAAGGTTAATGAGGCTGAAAACAAGAAGTAATGCCGACATTGAACTTTGAAAATGCCACACTGGCAACTAATGTAGACCTTGAAGATATCAATGTACAGGGTTTCCGGGAACTCAAAAACCTCCGCCAGCGCAACGGCAGACTCCTGAAGACATTCGGGTTTGGCACGTTCATTAATGCTGCTGATAAAACTAAGTTAACAGGGTTTAATCAGGACAACCTGTTCACGTTCATTGAAACGAATCTGACTGGCGATAAACTCTACACATTCGTTGACATTACCGGTCTCAACGCAGTAAAGTTAGTATCCTATGACTCTGCACTTGACGCATGGACACTAATAAATAACAGCCTCGGCACTGCTGTAACATTTAATTCCATGACATTTCTGCTTCCCAAGATCGAGGACTTTTTCCATGACGTAGATCGCAATCCCATGTTTCAATTGGCTAATGTGCTGAGAGTTTACCCGGGAAGAGCTATCGGGACAAATGCTCCCAGCCTTACAGATGCTCAGGGTGTCTGGATGGCATTTATCAACCGAGATTATTATGATGAACTATTCACTCCAACGGCTCAATTCTACGGGTATCCGATGAACATTGCAGCACCAGCTCTCACTCTGACCATAACTCAGCTGCAAGGAGGTTCATTCAGCCCGGCAACGGATGACATAGATACCAGATTCTACAAGTTCAGTAATATCTATGACGGGGTTCAGGAATCTTTGCTATCTGATCAGACCGGCCTTACTTATGATGACGGCATTAATATGTTTGGCAGATTCAGTTTCAACTTCACGGTTAACAGCACGACAACATTTGATCTAACAAAGCAGTCCAACAGGATAACCGCAACAAATGTGTATAGGGCATTGGATGCCGATGCTGATTATGAACTTGTCCAAACCATAGATTACCTGCGCCCAACTGGGAAAGTCATTACAGGAACTTCAGCGCTTACAGGGCAAACACGTGTTTATATTCCCGAGGCTACAACTATAGATTTTGATTTATTCACAGGTAACTTTACTCTTGAATTGGCCGGAGGAGGCGGGTTTTTATTATCAACAATAACACCTCCAACAGGAACAGGAAATACAATATTTCAACTTTTTACCGGAAATATACTTATAGATCTCTGGAACGTATCATGGAGACTGGTGGATTCTCTTGGCGCTGAAATGGGCAAGAATACTCTGGGCGGTTCTTATTCCGGAATGAACACAATGATACTTAATGATGTTTCTCCTGATCTCGGCGAAGGTAACTTTGCAGGTGGTATTATAGAAATAACTTCTACTGGATTCATTGTAGACAATATATCATCAGTAGCAACTAACGGATCAGGAGGTTTAACATTAACTACATCAAGAGTTCACTTTCTTGAGGTTGATGATATTGTGACTCTAGAATCCTTTGCAACATCAGGGAATGAGCTTTATAATGGAACTTTTACAGTACTTGCAGTTCCGTCTACAACCACATTTGACATAGATAATGTAGCTTTCAACGCTGATGAAGCCGGGACATTTATTAAGCAATCAGACACACGTATCCTGGATCAGAATAAAGGAAAAGCAGTTCATTCGGTAGAAGAATGGACAATTGAAAGAACTACAGGGCTATTGGACGCAGGTTCATGGACATTGCTTTCTCCAGTGGACGGTCTCTTCTTCCCGACTAAATCAGGAGATGTCGTAACCTATACATTTTTTGACCCTAACATAACAGCCGGCATCGTTCATCCTCTGCAAGACGAGAAAACCATAGATGTAAATGCTCGATTCGTAGTAGAGGAAGACAGCCGGACGTTTCATTTCAATGCCATAGTTAATCCTACGTCTTCAAGTCCGGAAACATTTAATGATTCCCTGTTTTTCTCAGAGGTAGACCAGCCTGATGTTGTTCCTGCTTCAAATGAATTCAGCATTTTAGACCGTGAAGGCGGAGAAGGAACAGGACTTGCAGTCCTCTTCGGAAACATTGTCTGCATGAAGAAACAGGCTATCATAACTCTGTATCGTAATAACTCCAACAATACAGCCCAGTGGTTCCTGCGGGAATCAGCGTTCAACATAGGTAACATCGCTCCTCAGGGCTTCATAGCGATTAATGATGCTACACTGTACCTGACCTCTGTGGACGGTATATATAGGTTTACGCTGAACGATCTGGCAGAAGCAAACCAGTCGTCAGTTAAACATCTTCGTATCTCCGAACTCATCAATGATACATTCCTGGCTCTGACCTTAACCCAGAAAGAAGCGGTGGAAGTTATCTTTGAACCCATAGAACAGGAAGTCTACTTTAAACTGAATACCCGGATATTTGCATGGTCAATAGAATTCGAAACATGGAGAGAGGTAGACTCAACTAATGTTCCTGATAGTCCTTCAGATGTTATCTTTGCGCTGGATGAGAATGCTAATCCAATGGCTTTTAACAACGTAGATAAGATCATTTACAATACTTCAGTATCAGAATCCACGGATATAGCGGTAACCTCTAAGACCTTTGTAACCAATGATATCCGTCCTGAAGTAGTACGATTTCTGAACATGACTTACAAGAGTTCCCAGATATTAACAGCAGAGATCAGGACAGAAAAGGATGGCTTACTGGTTACGGACACAGCCAATAAATCCATAACCATTCCTTCATCTTCAGGGAGTATTATTTCAGACCGCTTTCGCATTTCAACACGGGCAGAGAAATACAATGCCAGGGTTATATCTACAGTAACAGATACCACTGACATAGAAATACATAAATTATTCATAGGGAATGAGGCGAAGTAATGGCAGTAGGAATTTTCACAGGATTGGCAATAGCTTCAGGCGTGGGCAGGTTTGCCTCAACTGTTCTTGGCAGGCGCAGGCAAAGACGTTTCCTTGAAACCGCAGAAGGTATACAGGCACAGCGTGAAGCACAGGAAGGAGCAATTTCTCCGGCTGCACAGAGACAGGTTGTAGGAGAGGTTGCTTCAGCGACAGGTGCAGTAGCACAGGTTGAAAGAGCAAGAATTCGTGGACGTCTCGCAACTCGTGGGCTTGAACGGTCGGAAGTAGGTGCAAGAGCACTGGCAGCTCCGGGGACACAGCAGCAGGAAGCGGTGGCACAGGCTGGTGAACGCATAGCTCTTCTCAATGAACAGACAAGACTTGAAGCCCGGAGACGGCTGGCAGCAGGAATAACCAGAACTGAGGAAGTACGGACAACAGAAGCAGCGGGATTCAGGCGTGATCTTGTAGGTGCGGCGACTCAGGCAGTAGCAGGCATCATAGAGGGCAGGGCGATAGATCGTGAACAGGCACAGGCGATAGAACAGCTGGCTTCGGCAGAACAATTACAAAGGCTTCGTGTTCTTCTCTCGGTTCAACTGGCTCAGGGCGCAGGGGTAGTATTAACTCCTGAAATCCAGCAACTCTTAAATGAAATCTTAGGCAACGTAAGGCGACCGTTATAATGGCAGTAGGAGATGCATTAAGGCTGGCAAGGGCTGATATAGCAAAACAGCGGCTGCAGGTAACCAAAGAACTCGGAGGTGTTTCTGATCTCCTGATTCAACTTGGTCAGCAGGCAGGCAGGAGAACTGCGGCAGAGGCTACGGCATTGGAACGTGAACAGTTTCAGACAGAACGTGGTGATATATTCCAGGCCATAGAAGCAGGAACAACAACTCCTGAACAGAGACGCAGAGGGTTTGAACTTGGACTCCTGCGTCCTGAAGTTGAAAGGCCTGAACGTCCTGAACGCGAACTTACTTCTCAACAGCGTCTTACACAGCAAGTAGCAGACTTAGAGAGGAAAGTTCTTGAAGGTATAGCTACAGAGGCAGACAAGGCGTCACTGGAACGGTTCAGGGCTGCACGGAGAGTCCCTGTGGAAGAAAGGCCTTCACGGATTCAGCAACGGCTTGGCAGAATAAGGTTCGAAGCATTTGAAGCATCTGTGCTGGCTTCTCCGGATATACCGGCCGAAGAAAAGCAACGTTTCATTTTTCAGGTCGGATCATTCATAGCTTCTATGGGGTTCGAAGATTTTGATGCAGGATTCAACCAGCTTGCTACGGCTCTTGACCAACTGATCCCGGAAGCAGAGGATGATGTGGAACGTTTTGATGCCTTAATAACAGCTAATAACATTGTAGATAACATCCTGAGAACAACAGCTTCTCCTTCAGCACAGAGATCAGCTCTTCTAATACAGGAACGTACTTTGGCAGAAGAAATAGGAGCAGTACCAGCACGTAATTTAATAGACTTTATACTTAAAATAAAGCAGCAATAATGGCAATAGGCGACAAACAACGACTCAGGGGCAGTGCTCTTATAACGGACATACTGGAATCCCAGAAATCCATAGAAGCACAGACAGATACATTGTCAGTGGCTCAGTTTCTCTTACGCCGCAATGAAGCAATGATTCCTCAAACCCGTCTTGCCCAGAGAATCCAGTTCCGGGAAGACGCAGACACCTTTAAAACCATTCAGATCGACAACCGAACAGGTGTCATAGAAGACTTTGTAACAGAGAACCCTGAACTGGAATCAGCGATCCGAAAGATGGGAGAGGAAGACAGGAAGCTCAGGGAAATAGACGATTTCATTAAGTCTCAGACGCCGGTGGAAGAGACTCCACAGCAGAAGAAAGGCCTTGCAGCATTTGAGCAGCTCAGGCAGACACCGGTAGGCTTTGTGCTTAAAGCTTTTGAACGAGGCGTAGTCAATACAGGTAAGTTTTTCAGTAGTAGCATTCTCAGCGGTATTGGTTCTATGATCATGAATTCCATCGTCAACAACCCAACTTCTACACTTAATCTGGAAGAACGGCAGCGCATTGGCGAGGCGTTGTCGGAGGGATTGGCTGATGCTGCTGACCGTATAGAAGAAAAACTGGATGCATTGGTAGCCAAGAAACCTGAAGAGTTGCAGATAAATGATTTGCAGGACTTGCTTGATCTACGAAAGATGACTTCATTGATAATAGAATCGGCACCAACAACGGCAGCACTGGCATTGGTTTCTATTGTTACTGGTGGAATAGCACTTCTTCCTATCATATTTACGTCTGTTACAGGATCGTCAACTAAGGAACTCATGGAACGCACTGATCTCAGTCTCCCACAGAAACTTGCAACAGCCCAGACCATAGCAGCCGTGGAATCAGCATTGGAAATCATAGGACTTGGCACTATAACTGATGCAGCCAAGAAAACTGTCAGAGGCAATGTTCTTAGAGCAATACGCGGGGAAGGTGCAACGGAACTCGGTCAGGAAGTTAATGAGATATTGCAGAAGGAAGGCATAGAACCATTCAAGTCTCAGCAGGCATGGGCACAGGTTCTGGCAGCAGGACTTGTAGGTGGCATTACAGGCGGAGTTTTGGGGATGGCTTTTCAGAACAAGCAACAGGAAGAAGAAGGCCAGATAGCAGCAGAACCCATTGAACCTGAAATCATGTCAGCGATTCAGGAAGTAGTGGACATAGGCAGGCAGGAGCGTAATGTCAGGGACCCGGAAGGTTTTATGCGGCCGCAACCTGTAGCTACTGTGCCTGAAGAAATTACTCCTGAAGCAGAAGAATTCGTGGAAGAAGCAGAAGCAATAGGAGTGCCGGAAGAACAGATAGTAGAAGAAGTAATTCGATTATCAGAACCTCAGAACACAGCAGTTAAAACCGCCCAGAAAGATTCCAAGACATCAAAGATACCTAAAGAAGACACTGAAGCACTTTATCAGGAAGCTCAGAATGTCAGCACTCTTGATCGTATTAAGAAAGCATTGCGACCAACTTTCACCAGTCAGCAAAATATGTCGGCATCCGAAAGCATTGTAGGATCTGTGTCTTCAGGGTTGAACTCTATTAACACAGCTTATGGAACTGCTCTCAGAAACATGGAATTCAGGAAGAATCAACTGGTTAAGCAATGGTCTGAACAGTCTCTGGACTTCTTTAAGCTGGCCAAGAAGATGACACGCAAGGATTTAACATCGTTCAGGAAGAGTAGAAACAAACTGGTTATGGATTTAGCCTTAGCAAACGGAAACGTAGCCAAAACAACAGAGGTCATAAACAGGTTTGAAGAAAAGTTCCCAAGCAAGTTTGATTCTGCAAAAGCTGTCAATGATGTCAGGAGCCTTTTAAATGAAGTCTTTGATCTTGCCCAGTCTCGTGATATTAACTTTGGCAGAGTGGAAGCATTTTTCCCAAGAGTAGTAACCGACCTCAGGGGCTTAACCAAGAAACTTAGGGGCACAGAGTTCAGAGGCGTATTCAGCGAAGCTATCAAGGAAGCAGAACGCAAGAAAGGCAGAACATTAACTGAAGAAGAGCAACTTGCTATCATAGACAGGACAATAAGCTATCGCAGTTCTAATGCTAAGACCTCAAGCAGTATCAAGGAAAGACGGATCACGACTCTCAACGCAGACCTTTACGAACATTATGCAACTTCAGAGCAGGCTTTAAATCTCTACTTCCAGCGCATGGCGAATGCTATAGCACAGCAGGAGTTTTTCAGGGAACTTGGCATTGAACCGGAAGCAAAGAACATTAATCTGGACACTGCCGGTTTAGAACTTGATGAGATATCTACAAGTCTTCTCAGTGATGGGTTATCTGAAAACCTGAACAGATTAACATTAAATGATATGCAAAGCGGCAGATTAAAACCACAGGACGAAAACAAACTCAAAGACCTCTTGACTTCACGGTTTAACTTTGAACCCATGCATCCGGCTTTACGCAGGGCAAAGACACTTTCTGTGGGCATCCTGCTTGGACGCGGGGTTACCTCTACAGTCAGACAGTTTTCAGAAATAGGAATAGCTTTTTACAGGTCGGGAGTTTATTCAACCGGCAAAGCAGCTATAATGGCTTTTAGCGGCAGATCAAAAATAACCATGAAAGACCTGGGTATAGAGAACATCTCGGCAGCATTTGTGGACATGGGGAAAACAGGCAGACTGACAGATATAATGCTGAGGGTTAATTTGTTCAGGGGCGCAGACCGTTTATCCAAGGAAACACAGGTCAATGCTGAAATAGATGCATTGTCCAGAAGGGCGAGACGGAATAAGTTGACAGAGAAGGACAATAGGACAATAGATGCTATATTTGGTAAAGCTCCTGAGATTAAAGAGCAATTGCTTGAAGATTTGAAAACAGGTAATGTAACTCAGGATGTTAAGCTCCTGGCCTTCCATGATATCTCAGGTTACCAGCCAATCAGTTTATCGGAGCTTCCTCCTGCTTATTTCAATGTCAAGAACGGCAGGATATTTTACACGTTCAAGACATTTCAGGCCAAACGCATTGACTTTATCCGGGAAGAAGCTCTCAGAGATATGTTCAGCAAGGACAGGACAAAGAAACAGAGAGTTGACGCTCTTGGCCGTTTAGTTCTTCTGGCTACTATTCTGGGTTTAACTGAGCTTGGATCATTAGAGGTTATTCTATGGATGAGAGGGCAGATGAATGCTGATGATTTCCCTGACAAGTTCTGGGACTCCATGATGCGTTCTCTATTCGGCATCAACAAGTATGCAATTGGTATAGCAGAACGGGACGGTATAGCAACTGCTCTTACAGAAGAATTCACAGGTATTCCATTGACATTTGTCGATGATATCGGGAAGGATTTATGGTCATTTTTCAGGGAGGACGGTCAAAGTCTCAAGACCATACAGTCAATTAGGAATACAACTCTTATCGGTGAGGCTTACTATTTCTGGATGGGCGCAGGCAAGATCAAGAATGTAGACAGATATCTCAGATCAGTCAGGGAAGAAGCCAGGGAGCGCAAATTCAGCAGATTTGACCGTATAGCAATTTTATCAACGATCAAAAGATACTTCAATAATAAGCAAATTAGCAGCAGGCAGAGAGACAATGTTCTTAGGCTGCTCAATGAAAATGAACTCTCAAGATTACCGGAATCAACAGTAAATAACTTTTTTCAGCAAATGAAACAGGAAATCATAGAGGTAACGGGAATCCCGGAAACTCTATTCCAAAAATAAGGAGATAACCATGGCACGAAACACAGTGCGGTCGATACAGGGCAATACTTCAATGAATCCGATCCGGCTGGCTTCCACTGATACCCCGCAGACACTGCAGGAAGGCATAAATGCATTGACCGATGATACAACTCAACGGCTTACGATAAACACGGGTAATACCAGGAAAGACTCCCAGCGGGCAATAGGGGCTGATGTTATTGTATCTGCGCAGTCTATCCTCATAGCTCCGTGGAGAACCGTGCCGACACTGGCTGACTTCATTAATACGACCCTGACAGCAACTGCGGTGATAAATGCAGTAACAGTTGTAAGTCCTATTACAGGAATTTCAGCAAACCAGGTAACATTAACACCAGCATCTATGACTGGCATACAAGCAGGCATGAAAGTGATTATAACGGTAACAGATAATTATAATGGAACCTTTTATGTGGAATCCATTACTGCTACTACGTTTAACATAGCATCGGCATTTACGGCAGAAACCACTTCAACATCTGATCTGGTCAAGTCTGCAGCAGTAGGTATTACTATTGCAGCAGGGGAAATTTATGAACTGTCTTCAACTGAAGATGTTGTGAACTTTAGATATGTCTCGGCAGCAACAGGAGTAGTAGGAACTCTTGATGTAGACTTGAAATTCGGAGGTTAATGTGGGAAGTAAAGCAGGAGAAAAGATACCATATCCTATAGGATCTAAACAACAGACAGACAACTTATTGCTCCAGGGAAGATCTGTATTTGCTTCAAGGACTATGATTACATCGAACTTTGATAACTTGCCTCTCCTGTACCGTTTCCTCCTCCTAAAACTTTTGCATTGATTATTATGTCAGCCCGTGTAGGGAGGACAACAGGTATGGAGAATCCTTTATAAAGCCCCTGTTCTAGGAGCGTCATTTTATCCCTTGTTGTAAATATCCC